TAACCAAGTGCTTCCATCCAGTCATAGATTTCTTGATAGTTCTTCATGTCTTCGTCAATGCGAAAACGAATGGTGAACGGACTGAATGTGAGTTTGTCGCCTGGAACTGGAACCTTAATGAATGGTGTGTCGAATGTATCAATAGAACCCAAAGCCATACTTGGGATCGATGCACTTGTGCAAAAATAATTCACATGTGGCAGTCTCTTCATAGAAAAGCGAAAGCCAATTGGTGAAAGAAAACTTTTGTTATCAGGTACGGTTGCTTGAATGCTCGCCATAGTCAATTCTCAGTTTTGGATATACTATTTAGGAACAAAAAAAGGGAGGACCGAAGTCCTCCCTTTAAAGCACCGATCTTCGTCGGTTTCATCATTACATCAGGTTAGTAACCTTGACCAGTCTGTAATAGATGTTACCAGTACCAGTACCCAGACGAGCAGGTGGCTTAGTACCAGTGTTGTCAGCCGCATAAGCGAATGGATTCGCAACCATGCCGTAGCGGGTCTTGAAGCCAATCTTAGGCTGGAAGGTGTTTTCACCAACTGCACGAACCATCTGCAGAGGTACATATGGGCAGTAGAACAAGCCAGCGTCAAATGCGCTAGTGCCCTTGTAACCCAGAGTGTAGTACTGATTGGTTGCGTCAGCGAAGTAAGGATCGATATACACCTTGATGCGACCATTCAGAACACCAGCGAAGGTGTTACCAGTATCGTCAACATTCAAGTTGTTGTTCAGAGCTGGAGTGTAATCAAGAACACCTGCCATCTGAAGAGCAGAAGCTACATCAGAAGAACAGATCATGATGTTACCCTTGCCACGACGAGTTGCCTTGGCGATTTCGTTAGCATCACGCTCGATTTGGAACATCAGACCCTTGAACTTTTCAACAGACCAACGACCGTTAGAGTCGGTGTCAAGGTCGAAAGTACCAGAGGTAGTGGTGTTCTTAGTAGCACCAGCAACCGCAGAGTAGTTGATCGTACGAACAACTTCACGGTTGATTTCAGCCAGGATTTCAGCAGACAGAATGTTGCTCAATTCCTGTTCAGCGTCAAGACCATGTACTGCCTTCAGATCCTGAGCCAGTTCCATGGTGTATTCAGCCTTCAGTGCACGAGAAACAGCAGTTACAGCAACCTTCTCGATGCTGAAAGCCATTTCATTAAAGTGCTGACCAGTTGCGCCGCCGAGTGCTTCAGCTTCTGCAGTAGTCATACCAGTGTGAACATTGTAGCCACCACCAGTAGAGGAAGCAGAACGATCAGCTGGGTCAGTACCAGTCTGAGCAGCACCAGATGATGCGTTAGCAGCAACACGAGATGCAGTGTTACCAGCGTAAGAACCAGAGAATGATGCATCAGCTTCGTTGAAGAGAGCTTCAGTACCAGACTGGGTGCTGTAACGGGAACGCATAGCGAAGATCAGACCAGTAGGACCAGTCATTGGCTGAACGCCAGCGATATCGTATGCAATCAGGTTTGGCATAGAACGACGAACCAGTGAGATAAGAACTGGGTCGAAGATATCTACTGCGCCATCAGATGCAGTTGAAGAGGAAGCACCCATTGCGTTAGTTGGAGCAGCTTCGCCCAACATAGTAGGTGCACGATAGCCGCCAGAACCCATGCCATTGGCACGAGCGTCCATTTCCTGGTTTTCAAGCAGCTGCGCTACTGTGGCACGCTTATGGGCATCACCGATCTTTTCCAGGTCTGGATGCTCAAGAACTGGTTGCCACTTCTTGATAAGTTCATCAGTTTGATACATTTTAGGTCTCCTTCGAGTTACTTTAGCCTAATGTTTAATTATTTATAAAAATTACTTTTTGATGCTCTTAGAAATAGCATTCATATAAGCAGCCATTCCTGGATCCATTGCCTTGTCAGCAGCATCTTCAACTTCGATTGGGTCAGCATCCAGATGGGTTTCCTCAGAGAGATCAGACTTGGCTTCACCGAAGTAGTTCTCTTTGATGGTTTCCAGCTTTTCAGCGTAGGAATCTACATCATCAAACTCAACACCCTCAGCCAGAGAAGCCAGCTTCACTGCCTGTGATTCAGTCAAACCTTCAGAAACTGCGTCAAGCACGATTGCTTTCTTAGCTTCAGTCAGTTCAGACTTGAGTTCGATATTCTTTTCGATTTCTTCGTTAACAGATGCTTCGAGTTCAGATACCTTAGCAGCCAATTCGTCAACGAGGTCAACCTTTTCTTCTGGGATGTCGATGTAGTTTTCAACGAACAGATTCTTGAGACCAATCATGAAGTTTTCTTGGATCTCAGCACGGATACCCTGCTCAACTGCCAGTTCGTTTTCCTTCATCCACTCTTCAGCAACATATTCGAGGTAAGAGTCAAGGCGATCAGTCATTTCGCTCATCATCTCTTCTCTACCTGCTTCGATCTCACCTTCGAGATCTACAGTTACTGATTCCAGAATTTCATTAACCTTAGAAACGATTGCTGCTTCAAAGATTGTGGTTGCCTTAGATACAAATTCTTCAGACAGTTCTTCACCGTTGAACATTGCGGCAACATCTTCAGAAACATTCACATCACCAGCAGAGATCTGACGGATCTCACGAACTGGAGTTGCAGCAGTTTCTTCTGCTTCCTCAGCAACAACACTCTTGCCTTCCAGCGCAGCCATGAATGCTTCCATGACACGCTCAACTTCTTCGTTCTTCATGCCCTTAATAGCATCAGCGATCGTGTTGATTGCCTTAACCTTTACTGGCTTAACGGAGTCACCCTGCTGAGGGTTCTTGTTCTTATCAACATCATCTGGCTTTGAACCAGGTGGTGTATTTTCCTTAGTAGTTGGCTCTGGTACTTCAGCATCGACACCAAAAGATGCCTTTGCTTCTTCCAGACCCTCTTCGTTTTCGAGTAGTTCTTTATCAGACATTTGGATTGCTCCTATTAAGTTATCTCATTGTAATTTATTTATAAAAATAAATTCTTTTACTTGACAAGAGTGTTCAGGAACTGCTCGAACATTGCGAACTTTTTGTCCTCAACTTCTTTGGCAGTCATTCTTCTCATCTCAGTACGCATCTTATCTGCTGATTCCTGCACCCAAATGCCTTTGGAATCATCAAAGATCCATTCTGCACCTTCCATGATACCTTGCACGAATGCATTAGGTGCGGAAGGATCAGCAACGATATCGGCAGCGGTTGCCAGATAAAAGTCACCTTGCACTTCGTTGATACCTTGACGATTGGTCTTCAACGAACCCATACCACGACTGGAAACGCCAAGCTGCGCACCTTCATCCATCAGCGACTTAACAATCGCACCATATGGAGTTTCGGTCATAATCTTAGCACGACCGACAAAATCGTCACCTCTGCGTTCCAGCTTGGTGATCATATGGGAAACTCTTTCAAGATTGATGGTTGGTCCCTGTGGGTGTCCCAACTCACCGTATGCACGATTCTTTGTTACATAATCTTTGTTGTAACGACCAACTTCTTTATCCAAAACTTCAGTTGGATAAACACGACCGTTACGATTCTTGATTGCGCCTTGCATAAAGACGCCTTCAATAAAGTAATTCTTTTTGCCAGATTCTTTTGCTTCAGTAATGTACTGAATGTCTTCAATGACTTCGGTGATGAGTTTCATTACTGCGCTCCCTCTGCAACTTTAGTGCCGTAGCAACCAGCACCTTCAATGGTGTCATATGGACGCTTACGGATAACTGTGCCAGTACTTGTTGGCAAGATAACTTGAACAGAACCACCAGCATAGCTGCCGTGCTGTCCTGTATCAGTAGGATCAGCAGTGTTGGCAATTGTTACGGTAACATCGCTGTTAGATGTTACAACATAAACTGCAGTTGCCAAATAACAATTTGTGGCAGAACCCAATGATACCGTATTTGCTAGTGGCTTAATGATCATTTCTTTGATGCCCTTTTAATTACTTGCTGAACCAACTGTTTAGCTTTTGCAGGAGAAACCTTATATCTCTTTGCAACTTCCTTTTCTGCTTCAGCAGAATTCTTAGTTGCACCCATGATGAGTTCTACGCCATCAAGGTTGATGGTTGCTTCGGCGAGGAAGTCTTTGAACGATCTCATTTCTTGACTTCTTTCTTATCACCAGTGAAAACATGATCGCCAGCAACTGGATGCTTTTCTTTCTTATCGCTCTTGATCTTATCAGCGAATTCTTTTTCGCCTTTTGATCTTGGCTCGTATTCCGTTGCTTCTTTGTCGCTATCCTTTTCTGGAACCAATTCAGCCGCAGCTGCGCCAGTACCTTCAGCAACAAACTCTTTGAAACTTTTAATCGACATTGTCAGTAACCTCTGTTGGTTCAGCTGCTTCCATGTCAGACATGAAACCTGCAGCAACTTCGTGTTTCTTAATCTCTACTGCGTTTTGGATCTTATCCAGCAAAAGTGAGCCAATGGCATCTCTAAAACCAGATGCGTTTTTATCGTATGCTGCCTGTACAGCGTCTTGCATTGTGTAATCGCTCATAACTTTCACTCCTTTTAGAACTATTTATAAAACTTTTCGTTTGGATTTCCTGAACAGTCTTCTAGACTCCCATATTGGATTCCATCCCGTCGATTCCTTCCATTCCTTCCATGTCTCCAGCCAATTCCTGCTCGGCTGCCATTTGCGCATCGATCTCTTCAATTTCGTCCTCCGTCTGCATCAAGACATTTTTGCGAACCCAATCGATAGAATAGTATTTACCAACATACTGATCAATGTCATTGAGGATTGCAAGTCGACCTTGTAGGATCTCGTTATCTTTCAACTCTGCAAAATGATTGTCCTCAAGGAAATCATAATACATGCTTGCCTTAATTTCTTTCCACTCTTCTTTAGTGATCACACCCTTCAGAAGAAGTTGGCGTTCCAACAGAATGTTGAACAACTCTGAGAAACGATTACGCAAACGCTGAATGAAACGAGAGAACTTCAGTTCATCACGAGTAATTTCTGATGCACGACCAAGATTAAACTGTGTTTCAGTTTCCATTCTTGATGTAGGAACATTCAATGACTCATACAACTTCTTGCGGAAGTACATAACATCATCAAGTTCACCAAGATTCTGTCCACCTGGAAGCGTGGTGATTTCAGTTGACTTACCACCTTCACGACGAGGCAACCAATAGTCTTCAAGCATCGTCATGAACTTGCGGTCATCACGAACCTCACCGCTGTTTGAATCATATACAAGTTTGTTCTTGTGTTTGGTCATCATGTCACGCAGGTATTGTTCAGCCTTTGCCTTTGGCAGATTACCCACATCAATATAGAAAATTCTGCGTTCTGGCGCACGAGCCAGACGATAGATTACTGTAGCATCTTCCAGCATACGCAGCTGGTTCATTGGCTTGATTGCCTTGTGAAGATAAGACAGAACATGCATGTTCTTCTCATCAAGAATACCAGAGTGACAATATGCAATTGTGTCAGGAGCAATCTTCATGCCCTGATTGCCTGCGATCAAACCACGCTGAGAATATAAGAAATATTCATCATAGTCTTTGATCACAAAGTGATTCATTTGCCCCTGTACAGGTGGCTTCTTTGACTTCTTCTCTACACGAACCTTCTTAATCTTACGAGGATCGATGAAGCGAAGTTCTTGGATACCCTCACGAGGTTTTGCTGTATCAATCATAATGTGATAATACAGACGACCGTCAACATACCAGTTGCGGAAGATATCGTATGCTTTGGTGTTAAAGTTTAGAAGTTCGAGAATGTAATCAAACTCTTCACGAATTCTATCTTTAATCTTTTCTGGGACATTATCGACATCATCTAAAACGAGAGCAACTGGTGGCTCGTGTTCGTCTGATACGATTGCCTCATTGATAACATCATCAATCGCTCTTTCACATTCTGGCTGCTGCGCCATTGAGCGATAACGAGTGATGAGCACTGCTTCATTCTTGACAGTGCCTTCTTGATCGATGGTGGTGCTATAAAACCCACCTTCTGAAACAGCCATTGCACCATCTTCATTTACTGGAGGCGCAAATGTTTGTACCGTTGGAGGTAGTTCTTGGTCTTTCTTCTTTCCGATCTGGAAGCCGAATAGTTCCATGTTAATTTCCTATATCAAAGAATGGGGGCAGCATAAGTGTATTTATACTGCCCCCACGAATCACATCACGGATTAGATTCCGCCAGCGTTGCCAGTATTGCCACCAATAACTTCCCAATAATCGAATGCGAAAGTTACTGAGAATTCCTGGATGCCTTCATTTTCCCAGCCAAGATCAATTGTAGATACTTCAGCAGGGAAGATACCAACGAAGTTGTACACACGAAGCACATCGCCAGTCTTGGCGAACTGCGTTACCTGAGCACTAGACTTATACAACTGTGGTGCAGAACCACCAGCCGTTCTAAGGTTGCCCTGTGCAGAGTTGATTGCGTGTGACCACTGCTCCATTGCATTGCGGATCGCTAAGTCTTCATCGTTCATCACAGTAACAGTCCACTCTGGATAAGTGCGGTTGCCTGCTACCTTGACCTGACGACCGAAGTAAGGTACTGGAATGATACCCAATGTTGAAGACGGAATCTGCGCAGCTCTTGCCATGAAAGGTACTTGAGCATCACCAACCCCATTGATAGGGTTGGTAATTTGCACCTCAAAGAGAGAACTGCGAGCACCGCCAGCCTTGAGTGCTCCAGCAAACTGATTTACATTAAAAGCCATTTTCGTTCTCCTTTTATCCTATTTATTAACCGAATTGGCCAACTACTTCAGAGAACTCAACGCCTGTTCTAACCGCAACAAAATTCAGCTGAATGAAGTTGATAGAACGAGCTGGCTTGATGTAGATGTCACCGATAAACTCATTGCGATCGATAACCTCACCAGTGTTATTGGTGCTGTCACAAACCACACGGAAGTCGGTGATACCTCTGCGACCCTGCACATCACGCAGGAACGGTTCTACCAGATTGCGGAATTGAGAACGAGTAAATTCATCGTTGAATTCAAACAGAGTGAATTTCGATGCAGTACTGATTGCTTTCTCAAGTACAATGAACAGACGACGAACATTGATACGGTCAAACGCAGAAGGTTTGGCAAGCATCGTCTTGTCGCCGAACAGTACAGTACCCTGACCTGGGAATGTTACAACTGGGTTGATACCCTTCTTGTAAAGCTGGTCACGATCACTCTTGCCTGGATTGTATGCCAGACGGATGCAGTTCTTAACATTACCACGATTGAAACCAGCTGGGCTGTACCATGGATCACGAGTCAGGTCAGTTTGAACCATCAGACCAGCGGTGTCGCCGTTCAGAGGAACATAACGATAGACATCGTTGTACTTGTCGTACATGTACTTCCAACCAGAATCAAGCACTGCGTAAGAAGAACTTGGCAGCGTGTCACGGAAAGCGATAACATCATCTCTTTCCTTACCTTCATAAGAGTTGTTGTTAACAACATCAGCTCTTTCAGGTGACAATACTGCGATACAGTCTTTGCGAGATTCAGCAATATTTGTGATCAAGTGAATTGCCAGTGTAGCATCAGCATTCGAGCCAAGCAGGAATGAGACATCTACATCTTCAGCAGATTTGAATAGATTATAGAATGGAATCTTCTGAGCACCAGTTGGTGTCGCACCATCCTTACCACCAGAGAAACTGTTGGTTACAGGAAGATCAGCACCTGGATAGTTAGTGCCCAAATCAGCACGCAACCCAGCATTTGTCATGCCGCTATTGTGCGCACCCCACCAGATATATGGTGAGTTCTGATTGATAACATTCTTGTAATAGTTACCAGCACCTTGCTCAGTGCGACCATCAAGTGCCTGAGAAACTTCTGGATAAACTTCAAGAACTGTACCTTGTACACCAGTGATCAGACCATCTTCGTCAACAACTGCAACATGGATCGCATCACCCTGAGCACCAACAGTATTTGCATATGCCGTAGTTCTTGGAGCGTTGTCGAAGAAGTTGAAGTATTCCCAACGACGAGTGAAGCCAACTGCAGTGTTAGATACTGTGTTACCAGTATAGTTTGCAGTCAGAGTAACCGTAGTTGCTGTTGAGTTAGCAGCAGAGATTGACTTAACCTTGCACTGCTCTTTGTCTGGACCAAGCAACAGAATGTCACCATTAACGATGTCACCCCAAACTGAGGTGTTTGCAGCGTTCAGTGTAACAGTGCTAGTGTTCTTAGTTACAGTGTAGTTGGTAGAAACCGTTGATTCCCATGCGTTTGCATTCTGGCAAACAGAAACCTTCAGTGAGTTACCAAGTTCGCCTGGATACTTAGCAACCCAGTTGCCATGACCAGCCTTGTTGGTGTATGTTTCGTTGTAATAATCTTCATTAGTTACATATGTGCCAGTGCCACCAGAGGTAGCATTGTTGGCAGATGCAACCGCACGGCTAACATACAACGCATTGCCATAGGCAAGGAAGTTTGCTGCAGTGAAAAAGTCAGTTGCAGTATTTGAGTTTGGCTTACCAAAGATGTTAACGAGTCGATCTTCAGAGTCCACCAGCACACGCTGATTTACTGGACCCCAACTCAGGTGGGCTGCAATAGCACCTTCAGTGGTGCTTACCGCAGGCACGACCGTTGTAAGATCGATTTCGCTTACATTAACGCCTGGGGATACTTGGAAAGGCATTTTTTATCTCCTTCGAATGTAAAGAGTCAACTATTTCATTTATTGATATTTATAAAAACAGGGATTTAGAACCAGTTATTGCTGTTCCATTCAGTCACTGTGCCTCGTGCCATGTCACTATCCCCTCCCCATTCTTCAGCAAGATTCTCATCCATGCCGTCGTCTTGGATGCCAAACGGCAGAAGTTCTTCCATAATTTCCTCTTGCGAGCGTTCACGCAACAATGCAAGAGTATTAATGTCTGTGTAGTCTTTAAAGAATGGC